TGCACTTCGGGCAGTCGAAGAGGATGTATTCGTCTGGATTGAAGGGTAATGCTTCGTCTTCGCCTTTTTGTGGCCCGTAGGTGGCCGTTGGTATAAACTGACCCTGACTGAATGGTGTCACGTTCTGTTGCTGAGTCGGGTCGAGTTGCTGGCTAGGGTCTTGGTCTTGTTCGTCCAATTCATTCCAATCCATTGGTTGTCGATGACTTTGTTCGTGCTCATCACGTTCTTCTGCTGTCTCAAAAGGTTTACCACAATATTCGCAAGTCTCTTCTACTTGCTCAAGTTTGGCAATCTCTTCTTCAAGCCGCTTGACTTCCTCTTCATCTCTCTTCCATGTAGGGCCAGTGGTGCTAGTCCACTTCCCGAACTCAGGTGGCTTGTCCTGTTGGTCGTCGTGGTTGGGCCAATCCAGCGTCTTCTTGACGCTCTTATCGCTCATTGTCTCCTGAATGCTTATTAGGCACTTGGACTATTTAAAGATTGGAGACTGTATGAGCGATGAGAACAAAGATGAGCCTAGAGAAAATGTTCTTACTGGTGCGCTTCGTAGAGCAGGACTTCTAGGGCAGAATCGGCCTATCGACCAACAGACGGGTGCGCCGAAAGGACTGGACGAGCAAACGATGGCCCGTCTCCGAGCCTCTTACAAGCCGCCCACTGAGCAACAGATTGGGCAGATTGACAGGGGTGAAGCGTGGTGGAGAGACTTCGCTTGGGAAGAGTATGCGACCAAGGAACTCCCCGGTCTCGGTCTAGGTTTCACCGTTTACCCGTATGTCGCCGTGTGGGAGAAGATTTGGGGAGCCGTCCCTACCGAAGACTACCAGAAATACAAGACATACTACACGCAGGAGCCGTTCATCAGAGCCACGATAGACCTTCACACGCAGATGACCATCTCGCAGGGTTTTGAGTTGGACTACCCACTCGAAACTGTAGTGAAGGATGTCAAGGAGTTTCTTGACCGCCACGACTTCCTCAACCTACTCAAGATACTGGTCAAGGATATGTTCGTCTTCGGCAACGCCTACTGCGAAGTTGTCCGAACTTGGTATTGCCTCAGTCCCGAACATCACGACCTAGAACAACTCAGGATTTCTTACGAGACGACCAGTAAGAAGGGCCAGCCCTACTGGTGGACTGACCGGATGGAAGTCGCCGCAAAACACGACCAACTCTATCCTGAACACCACTTGGTCAACAAGTATGGTGAGATTACTCGCTTCAAGCCTCTCGACCCGATGTATATGCGGGTCAGAAGGGATGCCTACGGAACCATCCTCGGTTATGTCCAGTATTACGTCTTCCCACTTGTGACGTTCCTCGCAGATGAGATGATTCACTTGAGGTATATGCCTACCTCGTGGACTTACGAGAGCATCTACGGAGTCTCCATGCTACGCCCCATACTCTTCCATCAGGAACTAATCAAGAACTACGAGCAGACGATGGGAGCCATCATGAATGTCTTCCTGAAGCCGATGTTCTTGGTCAGAGTGGGTGGGGCAAACACTACCGGACTTCCGACTCCCGATGTCTCGACACAGCAGTATCAAACCGTTAAGAGGTTCTTCCAGTCGGCACAGCCGGGACAGTCGCTCGTCATCCGAGCCACGACTCCGGTGCAGGTAGACCCAATTGACCCGCCAATCGACAGAATGCAGTCTACGGCTTTCTGGTTGCAGTGGCTTCACAACATGAGGACTTACGCTCTGACAGTCCCGAAGTTCTTCGTAGACCCCGCAGGTCTGAACAGGGCTACGGCTCAGACAGTCGAGAAGGCTTACTTCACCTTCACCAACTCCAACCGCCAGTCGTTGAATGCTCAGTTGGAGAGGTCGGTGATGACCATGATTATGCAGTCGCTCTACGGCGAGTTGGCTGACGAGATTATCGGGGAGTTCGGTGTGCCCAAGTTCATCTGGAAGCCGCAGAAAGAGGACACTCTCGAAGACAAGGCCAAGACCTATCTGCCGCTTTACGCAAGCCGCATCCTTACTAAGAACGAAGTTCGTAAGGCATTAGGGTTCGAGCCGCTAGACGAAGAGGAACTACAGGAAGAGTTGGGGCCACAGGAGCCACCGCTTGGTCAGACTGGCCAAGGCGGGATGCCGGGTGCGGGTGCTCCGGGCATGACCAGAGAAGGAACGCCCACCTTCGGTTCACCAGACGAGAAGATGGCCAATCGTCCACCTTCGGCCAAGGAGTTCCCTGACGAGCAAGGGGGCGAAGGCGGTATGCCATCAGAAGGCGGCGAGAAGACTGAGCAGAATAGCGATTGGCGAACAGCCGCAGTCGATGGTCTCTTCAACGACGAGGCTAAGACCCTACTCAGCGACTTGGAAGAGGAAGTCGAAGAGTTGAAGCAGGAAGTGGCCGAAGCCAAGCAGACCGCCGAAGAGGACTTGTTAGGCCAGTCACGCAAGCCAGTGCTAGGTCGTCAGCAGAAGCCTAGTCAGCCGCAGAGTCAGCCGGAGTCGTCACAACAGTAAACCTATCGTCCAACGCCTCTAGAAGAGGCTTCACTTCACTCCACTCTCGTCTGCCGTTGCCGCATCCTACTCTTGGCAGGTAGACTACCTTTATCTCTGACATCCCACCAATCGTCCAACCGAGTTCTCTCACACTTTGTCTGATGAGTTCAAGGTCAGCGTCATCTCTCCAATGATGCTTGACAGGGAAGGTGAGGATGCGAATATCATAGAACGGGAAGACATGGTTTCCGTGTTGCTGTAGTTGTTTGGCCAAACCGTAGGCCATGCCGGGAATCCGTTGGGTTGCTTCTTTGGCCAGCCCTCGTCCCATGACGGCCAGACCGAAGCGATTGATGTCGCCATTGGTTGAGATTACTATCCAGTGCCCCTCATCGTAGAATTTCCAGATGTCACCAACTATCTCTTTCATGGGTAAAGCCTCAGATTGTATGGGACTTCGACAGTATGTTGTGTCTCAAATGTGTCGGGAACGCAGGGGCCGTCTAATGTGAATGCTCTGTTGCGTTTGGGGTCTGGCTTCAAGTCTTCTCTAGAGACTTCGAGAGTGTAGATGTAGACGATGGGACTTCCACTTTCATAGGCTCGTCTGAAGCCGAACTTCCAAGCGTCCCGCTTGTTCTTGGTGACGTAGGTTCCTCGTCTCAGATGTTGGTAAAACTCGTCAGTTCCGTGATAGACTCTCATTCGATTTGCCACGCTCCTTGATATGCGGCTCCATACGCGGCATTCATCAGAAGTTTCATCATCATGTGTAGCATCTCTTTTTCAGTAGGCGGCTCCTTTCGAGCACGTTCCAGTGCCTCTTGGTTGGCTAGTTTCATGCGTGGTCAGTCCTTATGATTCGTCCACAATAGCGACACATATCGCCTTTCTTGTATCGATACTCGTTGTAAGGACAAGGATGTTCTGAAGCACGACGACATTTAACTCTTTCTTTCATGCTCCTTCCTCTTTCTTTCCCACTGTCCAAGGAAGTGGATTGCGATTGAGCACCGGGCAATTAGCCAACACTTTGTCCAACTCCGCTTGTCTATCAGGAGTCCACTCACAACGGTAGTCTTCCTTTGGCTTGACGTTGCACTTCGGGCAACCTATCACTCGAACATCATACTTCAGATGGTCAGAGTGATTAGTGGCCAAACTCATATGCACATTCCTCGCTACAGATTTTGGGTTCTCCCATCTCGTCTTCGCCTTCTGTGATAAGGAACCTTTTGCCACAGACGGCGCAATGGGCAGGAATCGAAGGTTGCTCTAGGAGAGGTTCCGGCTTGGGCGGCGGTCTGTCGTCAAAGTCTTTGAGGCTCAACTGTCTTCCTCTGAGTCTTCCTCGAAGTAGCCTTCGTCAGAATCTTCTTCCAAGTCTAGACTGTCCTCGTCCTCTTCCAATTCTTGGTCTTCCTCAGACATGAGCACCATTCTCTTTGGCCAGATTTATAAGTTTTGCGATGAGTCTCTGGCCTCTCGTTCATTCTGCTCTTGCTCTAGCACTTGCTCTCGTGTTCGCATACAATCAGGACACCAATCCATGTTCACACTCCAATGACCATGAGAGCAATGGACGGGCGGCAACGGCTCTTCTAGTCGCCAGTCGCCACCGTTAGGCGGCGGAGCCATACCCGGCTCGATGTAAGGGACGGTGTTAGCGGCACTGCCACTGGCAATGGATGAGCCATTGGTTTCAATGTCGTAGTAAACTGTCGAACCCATTGCACTCGAAGATTGGTAGGCCGGAGCCACGCTGGAATATAGCGACCCGAAGTTGGGTTGGATAAGTGGAGTTCCGAAAGTTCCATCTGGATTGGGCCTTACTTCTACTGTTCGACCATTGCCAAAGTCAACGCCTTGGACTCTGTGTTTTGGTGGGTCTGGCGTGTCGTCCATCACTTTGCTGTAGATATACTTGCCGACTTGGGTAGGGAAGTCTCTCTCGCAGATTGGACAGGTGGTAATCTTCTTGTTCCGGCCACTCTCATCGACGGTGTAAGAATGATGGCAATCGAAGTAGTCGGTGCGGGAATACACTAGATTTCCCTAACTTTGAATCCTAAGTTGAAGAGGCGGTTTACCTCGAAAGGGGTCAAGTGGAACTTAGTGAGTTCGTTCTCTCGCCAGACTGGTTGCGGCCCTATTCCCATCTTGAAGTCGATGGTGTGCCCTGTCGGGTCTGCGTTGTAGAGGGCCATCGCTTGCTCTCTCGTAATGAGACCGACAAGTTCTATGACGGGACTCATCCAGCCGCCAACGTCATTGAAGAGAGCGATGATTGCGGCATCTTCATGTGGAAAGAGTTTCACAAAGTAAAGCATCCGATTGGCTCTGGCCTTGACTTCCATCTTGCTACCTATCGGTAGGCCGAACCACTCTACAGCCACTTCTTCTGGCAACTCCAAGTCAGGTTTGTCGTTACCGTAACCGAGATTGTATGGCTTGTAATCGGCTTTGAAGATGGCCGAACCCACGAGTTCGGGTTTGATGCTCATGACTTCCTTTGCCAATGTTTCACTCTTGTCGGCTACCAGTTTGTCTTCCTTGCCTTTGGCCACATCGATGCCGTGACGAACTCCACAGTCGTAGACGGCTCGCAGAAACTTCTCGTAACTGATTGTGATTTCTAAACCCGTCTCTGATTCACCAAGCCGCACTTGCACTTGCCGCCAGCCATCATGACTAGCAGATGTGCTACTGTCCACTCATGAGAGACAGGTTCCTCAATCGTCTTCTTGTCGGACTTCTTCGCCTCGAACTCGGCTTTGTATGCGAATCTTCCCATCATGCTACCCCTAATTCCCGTAGACTATAGGGCTTTCCGCCGTGTCTTACACGGATGCAAGACTTACAGAGGCTATAGAACACAGTCTCCCGCTTGCTTTGGTTTGGCTCAACGGTGACAATGATTCCGCAGTCTGAGCACTTGGTAACTTTCATTTGCTTCCGTATCCTGTCCTACTGTAAGTCCTTCTCTTTGACACATCTGCGCCTCTCACTGTTGGATGAAAGTCGTTAGGATTGATTCGGATGATTGATAGGGGTGGTTCACGCCACGGCATAACATCTGGAAAAGGTGGCCATCTCTCTCTCATCCTTCGATAGCAATCACCACAGTAGACAGGTTCGTAAGTTCGTCCTCTTCCAAGGGGCTTGTAACATGAAGCACAGAGTATTACGTTCTTTCGCTTGGGATTCTGCTTCATCTTTCCTGCGCTCTTTCGGAGATTGGTTCTTGTCTCACTCAATTTCGTTTCACGGTCAAGTTCGCCTAAGATGTCAGCAAACCCTTCATCTGACTTTCTCATCATTTAGAATCTGCTCCGCCCTATTCCGGCTTCACGCAACTCTGTGGGTATGGGAATCTTGTAACGGCAGTCATGGGCTACAGTCACGATTGCGTTTGCCATCTCTTCGGCGGCAGTAATAGCCGATTTCAAGTCTTCGGCCTCTATTTTTTGAGAGGCATGAACGTCTTCACCATGCCACTCATGGTCTCGTGTCCTGAATCTGGCTCGATA